GCGTGAAGGAAACCGAAACCGTGTTCGGGTCGCCTTCTGCAAAGTTGGCCGTGATGCGGCAATAAGCCAGGATCATCGTGCGGTCGGACTCACCGAACGCGGTGCCGTCAACGGTGTACTGGATCGTCAGGGTCGGCACATCCGAGGAGGTGCCAATCGTGGAAGTCCAGTTGGAAGCGACGTATTTGGTCGCGATCTGGTGGGCGAGGTCAAGCAGGGTGGCGTGGCTGCCGTTGGGGAGGTCACGCTGGTAGGCGGTAAACGACCCGGTGATGGGCTGGTCATCCACGAGCCGGATGCTGGGGGTGGTGCCAATGGAGCCACGGTCCAGATACAGGCTGACGGTGGTATCGGGGATGGTGACCGAGAAGTCGCCCGCCTCTTTGTCGATGGTGTACGAACGGGTGCCGTCGGTGACCAGGATTTGTCCGTCGCGCTTGTTGCGGACTACGGTTGATTCTGCCAAGGTTCCTCCTACCGAATCTCTCGGGTGAGTTGAAAGGTCATCGTAAATACCCACCACTCATTCGAGGTGGCGGCAGTGGCGCGGACGGACCCCCGATAGAGCGGGGCGAAGCGGCGCAAAAGGGCGGCGTTGCGGATCGTGGAGGCGACGATTTCCTCCCAGGCCCAGGCGTCATCGAGGGACATGCCTTGATCCATAGGTCTGACGCGGCGCATTCCGGTGATGCGAAGTTCCTCGTTGACGCGCACAAGGTCGCGGGCGCGGTCATCGTCGCGGGCGGTGGAAGCGGGGAACGACAGCACAACGCCTTTGTGGGCGGCTTGCTGGGTCAGTTGCCCGCCGTCGTCTACCGGCACTCGATCCAGTACCACAGGGGTGTGTGGAGCGGGGATGGTAGCCAGAACCTGCAATACCGTCCGGCGAAGGGCGGGCAGGCTGTCGGGTGCGGTCGCGATGGCGTTGTCAGCGACCATAGCGGCTCCAGGCGCGGGTGTTGGGGCCGGAAGTCAGAAAGAGCGGTGTTGCAACGCCGGATTGACCGTCGCTCTCTCGAATGGTGCCCGTCTCGGCAAGGTCGTAGCGAAATTGTACCTTGGCAAACTCAGCCTCGGCGCGGGCTTCGTAGCTTGCGGCGAGTTTGGCGTAGCGACCATCGCCGATTGACGACTCGAAGTCGGTAAAGATGAGGGACAGCGCCTTGTAAACGTGCGGCACTTCCAGCGCCCAGGCGTCAAACACAAGCCAGGGGCGGCGCCCTTGCTCAAGCAGGCGACGCTGGATCCAGTCCCCGGCCCGGCGTCGATATGGCTCGTAGGTGGTCAGAGTGCTGGGGCGTAGGTTGGCGAGGTCGCTGTGGTAGTCGGTCAGGGCGGCGTCGGTGACCGAGGGGTGGAACGCCCGACGCACCAGATACCCGGCGCGCTGGAAGGTGTGGACGGCGCCGCTGACGGTGATGGACCACACCTCAAGGTAGTCATCGGACGGGGTGAGGCCAGTGGTTGTGGAGCCAGCAAGCGCATAACTCGCGGTGTACGCCCCCCCAACCGTGCCGGCAGCGGCATTCACCAACACCGCCTGCCCCTGGTAGACCGTGACGGTCGCAGCGGAGGCGGTGGTGAGGGTAGCGCTGTCCTCCGGGTACACATCGAGGGTGAGGGTGGTAGACACCCCGATCTCGATGGTACGCGGGAGCGATTGGGGGGAAACGTACATCAGACCACCGTCGCGTTGAGGACGTCCAAGCGGCAGGAGTTGCCGCCGTTGGTACTCGACCAGGTGGCGCTCATCTTGATCGTCAGGGTCCCGTTAGTGGCAAAGTTGGTGCTTGCAAGGCTGAAGTGCTTCATGGTCGCGGTGCCGCTCGCGCCAAGCGTTCCGGTCCCAGCCCCCACGCACGCGGCGGATGCACCGACAGCAGCGCGGGCAGTCAGGGAGAAGTCGAAGACCCAGGTATCGTTGTTGGCTACATCGACAGCAGCGGACGTTGCAACAACCGTGCTCCCAACGTACAACTTGACCGTCAGGGTATCCGTGCTGTTGGTGGCAGTGGCGATGCCTTGGGCGAAGACCCGCAGAACCGAACCCTGTACCAGAAGGTTGGCGGGAAGGGTGATCGTCTGGTCGAAGTCGGTTTCGGTGGAGGTGGCCGAAACGGCGGTCGAGGCGGCGGTGATGGCGGCAGAGTAGGGACCGACCGGCTCCCAGATAGCCGAGGAGGTCGAGGTGCCCCGGTAAATCGTGGGGATCACGCCGGTCGAATCCGTGCGGATGTACAGCTCGCCCAGCACAGATGGGGTGTGGGTGGGGGCGCCGTCCTGCGCGGTGATGGGAACGGCGTTGGCAAAGTCGGCGGGGTCCATCCCTTTCGCGAGGTAGAGGGACTTGTGAACTTGCGGCTTGAGGATTCGCAGGTTTGAGGCTGCGGCAGTAGAGGGGGCGGTGGACATCGGGGGCATCTCCCAGGGTTATGACCCAGCACTATGCTGGGCTATTTCTGTCGCCGGTCGTGGTTGCGGGCGGTTTCTTGGACCTTCCGCTCAATCGTCCGGCTATCAAAGCCTTCTTTCTTCATGCGGCTGGCGAGGTCATCCATCGCCGCACGGGCGCGCGGGTTTTCGCCGCTGCCCTCGGTTGCGGGGCGGTCGCTCATGCTTCACCAGCGGGGGCGAGGTTGGTGCCGTCTGAGGCGGCAATCCGTTCCCACTCGGCGCGGATCGCATCGAGGCGGGCACGTTTGGCCTTCACATCATCGGCAAGGGCGGGCACCAGGGCGGCCTTGCGTTCCAGGCGGGAAAGCTCATCTTCTTCGATGGCGAGCAGTTGGTTGACCGCATACGAACTCAGGGGGCCACACAGGGAGTTGTCGCGGATATACGCCCGCAACGCAGCCCACCCGGCAGGGTCGGCCTTCTCGACACAGCGGCCACCGGGGAGGATCTCGAACTGGACGCGGCCCAAGGGGCCAGCATCAAAGACCCAGGCAGAACCACCGTCTACGCATTTGTAGCCTTTGCAGCAGTCTTTCCAGGGGCCGAGGCGGTTATCGACAGGGTCGATGATGGTCGCGCCCTTGGCGATCAGGGCGGCGCGGAAGGCGGAATCGTTGATCCCGATCACCTTGCCGTTGCCATCCTGGATCTCGTAGACACCACCAACGCCGGCGCGGGGGTGTGCCTGGTTGATGCGCGGCAAGAAGCCCCATGCAGCCTTGCCTTTTTTGGGCTTCTCGACGAACTCCCAGGCGTTGGCGGGGTGAACGAGAACAAAGGGCACCTCCCGTCCCTGACGCACCTGGGCAGGCAGAACCTGATCGGGGGCGCGGGATTGGGGAGGGGCAGGGTTTTGCGCGATACGAACGGTAGACATGCGGAACTCCGTGCGGGTTATTCGTGGTCGGTGGTGAGGGTGACGGCGCGCGCATCTTCCATCTCGACAACGCCGAGCCAGAAGTTGGCGAACATCGCGGTCAAGCCGTTGGCAGCGTCGCGGGCGCGCTCCACGAACATGAAGGGCGACTCCATCAGGATGTCGGCGGGGTTGATCATGCCCTGGGCGATGATCGGAGCGACGGCACCAAGGTCGTAGGCGAAGGCGCCCGCGCTGAACATCATGCCCTGACGGTCGGCCCCGGCATTGGCAGAGGCGACCTTGCTGGATTGGTAGCCTTGCACGCCCAGGAAACTGAACCGAGCACCGACGCCCTTGGCGGTCAGGAGGTCCTGGGCATCCATACGGAACTGCATGGCACCGGCCTCACCGCGCGCGCTCTCCATCAGATCGTTGATCTGGATGGGGTGCAGGACGCAAGCCAGGGTGTCGCCAGGGTTGTTGGCGAGGTTCAGGGTGTAGATGGCGCTCAGGAAGTTGTCAACCGAGAGGTTGGCGCCCGAGGTGCCGACGTTGCTGGAAACGCCCGAGGAAAGGCCACAAAGTGCATCGGCGATGGTCTGGTCCATCGACTCGGTGAGGACGCCAACCACCCGCGCCACATCCACAGGGGAGCCGGGGGAGGTGAGGGCAAAGCCGTCAGAGGGGGTCATCTTGAGGATGTACCGCGCCTTGGTGATGTCTTTGTAGGTCGTGGTGAGCAGGGTATTCGACGCCCCGCCGCTGACTTCCGAGGACGCGGTGGCAGCGGAATAACCACGGGTGATGCCGGTGATACGGCTGGTCAGGCCGGGTCCGGCATTGCCCATGAAGGTAAGCAGGCCGCGAAGGCCGGTACCGGGGTCAAAGAGGTTCTCGTGGAGCTGGACGCCAACATAGGCGGAGATGCGACCGCCGTTGGTGACCAGCGTTGCGTTGCTGATTTCGTTGGCCATTGGGCCTCCAAGGTGCAGGTGAGAAGTCTGTCTCGCCTACACCCTGTGACACCGGGCGACGCGGTTGGCGTTGTCCTTACGCTACCGCGCCGGGGGCGGGGTGTCAAGCCGCATCATTGCGAGTGTGGCGTTGAGGCCGTCTGCTTCCTTCTGCGCCACTGTCAGGCGCGCTTCAAGCCAGGGGATCACCCTCGCCAGAACGATAGCTTCGTCGTCGGTAAAGAACCGACCCCGCTCGAAGTCACCCCAGAAGATGGGCCTACAGCCACTGAGGACCGTAAACGACCCGTGAGCACCAACAGACAGGCGCAGGCCGCATGGCAGGTCTGCCTCCATGTGGTTGCAATCAGATTTCCAGTTGAGTTTATAGGGTTTAACCATGGTCGAATCCGTATGTCATGCTCAGTGTTTTCATGTCCCCCGCCTCGATGCGACGATTGAGATCCGCGTCCGTGGCGTTGCGTCGTTGGGCTGCCCAAACGTCGAGGCGCCACGGGGCGTCCTGCTGGGTATCCATAGCGCGCAGAATAGCACGTTGCACCAACGGGGTTGCATGGACTGTCACGGTCTGGTTGGCGTAGCCGGTGATGCGACACAGAGCCACCCGCAGCCCGCGGCGGCGAAGCCAGTGGTAAGCCAGGACCCGCAGATCCTGGCTTTCGGCAAGCATCATTTCTTTTCCGGCATCGCCCATCCGGTCGCTTTCGCGGCAGCCTCCCACTCGGCTTTGCGGGCGCGGCGCTCGTCAAAGGAGAGGGTGTGGTAGTACTCAAGGATCGACTGGCCTTGCGGTGCAGGGGGGCGGGTCGTGGTGCCACCGTTGACGTTGGAGGGGGGCGGCTTGGGTGCGGCGGGGGCAGCGGGCGAGGTGGGGGCGACGGGGGCGGCTCCGGCGTCAGGCATCAAGGCTTTGAGCCACCGGGCGCCAGCGGCTTTCTGGGCGTCCAGCCACGCATCCAGGGTGGGGCGCTTGCCATCCTCGCCGGGCTTGACGGCGTTGTACTTGCCAAGCACCTCAGAGCGGGCTTCCTCGTCGTCATAGAACCCGTTGCGGAGAAGGGCCATCTGGGCGCTCTGGTCGAGGATTCGGGACTCGTAGCGGGCGGTGATTTCAGCCTCGACCTGCTTGCGGAGGGCTTCGGCGTCAACCTGCGGGGCAGCCTTGATGCTCTCAAGCGCCTTGTCAGCGGCGCGCTTGGCCATCGCTTGTGCACGTTCAAGCGGCACATAGTTGCGAGTGCCGTTGGTGTAGACAGCTTCCCCGTCAACGACTTCGGCAAGCGCGAGGGTGTGGCCGTTGTGGGTGACTTGAGGGGGCGGGGTTTCTGAGGTAGACACTATGTACTCCTGGTTTGAGACTTGAGAATTCGTTCGGCCCATGCGCGGCCTGGGTCGCCACCCCAGAGGAGCCACGCCTGATAGCCTTTGGAATCGACGCCCCACCCTTCGCCTTGCTTATCGACTTCGTGGCGCGCAAAATAGCTTACCATGCGCTGAACCACATCGAGGCTCACGGGGTCGCGGCGGGCGAGTTGGTTGGCGCGGGCAATGCCAACGGGGGTGCCCGCTTTGTTGCTATCGGGTTGGGCATCGCGTAGCTTCAACCCTCGCTTTGCTGCCGCTGCCACACTTGCCGGTGGGGTGTGGGTGGCCTCACGATACCCGGCTGCACGGGCGGCTTGCCCTTGACGGGCGGCAGCGTCACGGGCGCGCTGTTGGCTGGCACGGTTGCCGGGGGTGTAGGTGTAGACCTTCCCGGCCTGCCCCCACCGGTATCCGGGTTTGCCGTTGCGGGTGACGCGCTCAACTGGCAAGGGGGGCCTCGGGGGTCAGTAGGGCCTTGAGTTCCTGGGCAAGCTCTTTTGCGGAGTTCATATCGCCGGTTTCAAGCGCGGTATCTAGTTCTTCCAGCACCGGCTTGAGGTCGGGCGGGGCAACAGTTGCGGCTGCGGGGCCGAAGTTCTCGGCGAGGTCACCGGAAAGCAGGGCGAGGGCCTGGGCTTTGTCGATGAGTCCGAGGCTCAGCATCTTCTCGACGCTACCGAGGCGGGCGGCGAGGTTCTCGGCTTTGGCCTTCTCCTCCTCGCGTTCCATGCGCTCTTTTTCTTCGTGAGTCACATCGAGCGCATCCAGGGCCTCATAGCAGATCTGGTAGTCAGCGGGGTTCTCGCTGGCGAGTTGGGTGCCGTTGGCAGCGTTCCAAAGGGCGGCGGCTTTGGAGAGGAGCAACTGATCCCCGAACATGCAAGGCTTGAGCATCCGTTTCGACGCCTTGCGTTGGCCGGACCGGCTCACAACGATGGCATAGCCGCTCATGTTGTCGTGGCCCTTCTGTACGTCAGATGGGGACAGCCCTGCATGGACGGCAAGAGATGCCTCAAACTCGGTGACGGACTCGCCAAAGGTCTTGGGGTCCATCGCGGGCTGCCATTGAGTGACGCTGGGGCTGCTGTAAGTGTTGTCGGAACGCCGGATACTCTTGACCTGTAGGATGGTCTGGGGGTTCATCCGTAGGATCTGGGCGCCGGTGATGGGTGCTTGGGCGGTGACTTGCACCTCGCCATCGAGCAGAACGCGCTGCGGGTGACTGCCATCACGGAGGCCGCTGAGCCACATTGTCCAAGCGGCGGCTACGGTCAGGGTGCCGAGGGCGAGTTCGTGGCCTCGGAAGGGGGACCACATATGCGAGCCGAGAGCTTTATGGTAGACAACGTAGGGGAGAACCGGGTTTCCGGCGAGGTCGCGGTATTGGGGGGGCCAACCGGGCTTCTCGGCATAGTAGGCCGTCTGGTCAGTCCAGGTGCCGTTACCGGTCAGTTCATGGATCTCGAAGATGGGGGCGGTGGGGTCGGAAACGTCCCATACTTCCTTGGTCCAAACGATTTGACCGGCGGCGTTGATGCGCTCACGGGCTTCCTCGATGCGGGTGGCGACCTGGGGATCGCGCCCATTTTGGGCGGGGCTGGCAACCAGGATGAGGTCTGGGTAGACGACGCGGTAGGAGATGGCGGGGGAGGTGGCAGGCAGGGCGGGACTGGTTTCGGTGGCCTCGGTGGCGGGCGTTCCCGGCCACACATCGACGCGCATTCCGCACTCGTTGCAAGCAGATTGGTAGAGTTGGCGCTCCTGGCAGAGAGGCCAGAGGTCGGGGGTGAGGATGCCGGTGGTGTCGCCTGTATTGGGGGTCGGTTCCAGTTCGGGGTCTTCGTCGTAGAGGCAGGCGATTTGCTGGTGCGTGGTGGCAAAGGGGTTGTGGCTGAGTTCGGCGGGCGGCAACATTTCGCGGACTTCGGGCGCGAACAGGTCGGCTTCCCGGTTGGCAGCATCCCGCGCCCATGCGCCGGTCAGCAGGCGACGGCGCAGTGATTGCTCTTGGATGCGGTCGGATTCGGCTTCGGGGGGCGGGAGGTGCTGCATTAGAACGCCATGAGGGTTGGGGGTTTGCTACCCTGTTGCTGTGTTGTGAGCAATATATCCGAGAGAGGGTAGCGTAGCGCGTCCAGTGGGTGCTTGAGGTCGGACTCAGTGCCGGTGTAGTACTGGAGGCTGTTGAGGAGGCGGTGGCACGAGCGATGGACCAGGAGTCGATCCTCGGTGGCTGCGGTCGAAAGAGCAGACTCGCCAGCTCGGACAGAGCCGCCACGCTTGTTGGGGGTGTTGACCTCAAGGGGCGGGCGAGGGCTACCGGGGAGGTTGGCAATTGCCGCTGCCAGTAGCGAGTTGACGGACGCCCCCGCGCCCGCTTTGCCGGCTGAGTTGATGTCGCCCCAGATCCCGTTGCCCTCCCCCACCAGGTCATGCAGAGTCAAGCCGAGCGACGACAGGGCGGCAAGCAGGGCAGCGGCATCGGTGGCGGGGGTGCCACGGTCTACGCCGGGAATCTCGGCAAGCACGGCGATGGTGGGGGCGTGGAGGCCGGTCAGGGCGACGATGTAGCCCACCTGGGTTGCACTGGACTCGCCGTAGTCGAAGCCGACGCGGAGGTGGCGAAAGCCGGGAAGGTCGTCGTAGCCGTCGAAGATGTGGGAACCTGGATCGAAACCGGGGAATCGGCGACCGGTAGCGACGCCTTCCCATGCGCCTTCGCACCGCTGCTTGTACTCGGGTGTCCCGAGGTAGCGGCGGATCTGCTTGTCGATGCTCTCGGCGGTTCGGGTCAGGCGGTGGGTGCGGTGGGTTCGCACGTTGTCGAGGGTGAGCAGGGGGACGTGTTGCTCCCACGGTTCGGCGGGGGCAATGCCGTTGGCGGGGTCGCCTTCCACGCGAAGCTTGAGCCAGTGGACGGGGCGACCTACGGGGGTCATCGTCATCCAGATAGGGCCGTCCCGGTGCAGAACGGCGCGGCAGGCTTCGAGGAAGTGCGGCTGCTTGGGGGGTTCGTCGATGTGCAAGGCATCGGCGGTGCCTGAGGAGACGGCGATCTGACTTCCTTCGCCCGAGCGAAAGACGATCTGGCTGCCGTTTCGGAGCATGACCTGTCGGGATTGCCGGTAGCGGTAGCCCTCCCCCTCGATGTAGTTGCAGCCGGGGGCAAGCACATCCAGGGGTTCCAGGGCATGGAGTTTCTCGCAGAACTCGCGGTACTGGTTCTCCAAGTCCGCGAGCATAATCCAGAGCTTGACCGGTCCCTTTTTGCGACGACGCCAGGGGTGGGTGTCGGTCAAGAACCACCAGTCCTCCGCGCATCCGGCCCAGGTCTTGCCGATCTGGTTGGGGGCGCGCAAGAGCCGAAGTGCCGATTGTGACTGGTGAAACGGCACCATGCCCACAATGGGGTCGTAGGACGCCAACGGGTCGGGGCGGTAGTGGGCGACGGCGGCGAGGCTCACTCGGGCGGGTCCGTGGGGGCAAGGCCGGCTGCGGTGAGGAGGTCGGGGCGGGTGTCTTTGATACGTTGGAGACCGGCAACAAGCGTTTCGTCTGTTGGGGTGGTGTCCTCCTCGGGCGTGGTGGGGAGTGCGGGCGGCGCGGCCAGTGCGATGCAGCGGGCTACGCGGCCTTGGATGGCCTTGAGGCGCACGGCGTCTGCCTTGGGGTCGGCACTTGCGCGAGCGATCTCCGCCTCCATCTTGAGCATTTCGGGGAGGTCGGCAGCGGCACGCTCAAAGACTTTGCGAATCTTGGCGGATCGGTATTCCGCGATGGCGGCCTGTGTGTTCTTGTGGCCAACAAGTTGGATGGCGGAAACGTAGGTGATACCGAGAGCATCGCCAATCTGCCGGAACGTCTTGCCTTGGACGTACAACTCAAAGGCTTGCAGTTGGCGGGGGGTCATCATGGGGAGTTATCCATAGCTTGCGGTAGTAGTTGCTTCAACATCACCCCCACCTCATACCGCGCCCGCTCCAAAGCCGCATCCTGGGCAGCCTCGGCGGTGGGGGTCCATTCACGCGTCAAGAGCCACCTCCAGGATGTAGCCGGCAAAGCCCACCAGCCACGCCTGGGCTGCCTCTCTGGCCTCGCCCTCGGTATCGTGGGTAGACCGGTGGGCGTCGCAAATCCCAACGTCGATACGCAGGGCGTACTTGCCGTCGAGGCAGCGGATTTGCAGCTTGACCTGCGACACCTTCGCGTGCAGGGTGTCGCCCTTGGGGGTCCATTCAAGCATCGTCTTGCCACATCTCCAGCATCCGGGCAAGGTACTCCCCAAACGCCACCACGCACGCCGTCTCAGCCTCAGTCTGCCCGGAGGCTTCGCCATGCACCACCGGCTCGTCGGGGTCGCCCTCACACCACACCGCCCACGCGGTCGGGGAAGCGAGTAGCCAGTAGCCCTCGAACCATAGGCAGCGCGGGTACTGGTGTTCCAGAAACCGCTCGTTACTTTCCCATTTTCTCATACTCCCTCCAACGCGCCCAATTGCGCCCGTTCATGCGTCTCAGGCTCAGCCTCAAACCTCGCCCGAAACGTCACATCATCCATCCCCTGCCACTGCCCACGCCCCCAATCGACCAGCCACCACCCTTCCCACAGCGCAACACCCCCGATGCTCACCGAAGCGCCCATGCGCAGCGGCGGAATCCGCAACGCGGCCCCAATGCGCCGGGCATCGTCGTCGGTGCCGTCCCACTGCCATGCACGGACGGGGGTGGGGCGGTGGCGATAGTGGTCAGGCATTGAGGTACAACCCCTCTTGCTGGTCATCGTAGCAGACGCCACAACGGACCAGATACAGAATGTCCGCCTCGGTTGCCATGTTTGCCAGAGTCTCAAGCGAAACGCCGATCCAATAGTCATCGTAGCCGACTGCGCTCACAATCGGCCCAACCCCAGGCACCAGCCGATCCAGCAACAGGAACGCGCAGAGGTCTGGGCGTCGGCTGGGTGGGTTCTCGATCTGGTCGAACTTGAGGTAATCGGCCTCGTATTTGTCAAACGCTGCTTTCAAGTCAATCATGGCATCTCCTCACAGTTGCCCACAAAGCACATCCCCAACTTCGCCCGGTCCATCGCCCGCTCTGGGATGGGGCGCATCGTCTCAAGGCCGGGGATCTCGCAGGCAGCGTCGTTGGGGCTGCACTTCGGACCCGGCTGGAACGAGGCGGCGATCTCTTGCTGGGCGTCGTCGGTTGCCGTGCCGAGCGCATCACACAGCATCTGGAACGTATCCCGGCAAGCGCCCAAAGCGCCGGGGCAAACGTCATCCCCGTGCATCCACCCCGTTCCGTCGCAGGGACAAGCCTCGTCAGGCCCGAGCGTCACCCACTGGGCATGGACCGGGCAACGATGCGGGCGAATCGCCTCACCCCCGTACAGGACACGGGCCATGAGGTTGCTCTTGCCCATGTCGAGCCGCAACGACAGCCGCGCCGTCGAAACACGCTGGTAGTACGCCGCGCTTTCCTCGGTAATCGGCCTCACATCGCGCGCACGCCGCTCCTCAGCCCGCAGCCACCTCTCCGCCGCCTCGCAGAACTCCCCCACCTCCCCCTCCTCGGGCGCTCCCTGCCACTGCCACACCGCCAGCATGGCCCGCACGCGCTCGCCCCGTTCCCCCATGACCTCGCAACAGGCGTGGATCTGGGCGGCGAGGTCAGTGCGGGTGATGCGGCGGCTCATGGCGCCCTTCCTGCATTCCGGTCGATGCCATGGCACGGCGCGCAATGCCGCGTCAAGCCCACTGCCCTGTCGCCACAATGGACGCAATACGGCCCGTCGTAAGGCTCTAACAGCCCAACTGCCAAGTCAAGAGCAAGACTTCGCATCCGCTTACTGGCTGCTTCCCACCCCAGACCGAGGGTGAGTTCGCTCCCACCTGGGCCGGCCTGCCCGTCTCGGAAAATGCGCCACTCCCAATATGCACCCACGCACCACACCCGGGCCTCAAACGGCCCAATGCGCTTTGTCCAGACGCCATTGTTGAAGGTCCAATCTGTGTTCATTTCGTCACCTCAAAACGCGCCTCAAAGGCGGACGGCTCGTATACCTTGACCTCCCCCGTATCGTGGAACCTCACAAGCCACTGCCCACGCCCCAGGATATGCCCCGCCACCTCCAACGCTCCCACCCAGACCAGCGTAGCCGGCCCAAACGCGGCCTCGATGGCGGGGATGTTGTCGGTGTACTGGACCGCCGTCACGGGGACGGGGCGGAGGATGTGGGTGGCGGTCATTTTGCCACCCTTGGCCCGTGCGCCAACCGCGCCACTGCCGACTGCAATTCCCTGACCGTTGCCTCAAGCCTCTGGACTCGCGCCACAAGGTCAGGGTCGGACCCTGGACCCGGTGGCAGCGGCATAGCGCGGAGTTCTTGGCGGGGGTACTGCTCCATGCTTGCCTGCAATGCCTTCAGGGTTGCCACAGCCTCTGGATCGCCTGCCTCTGCGGCAGCCTTGTATGCCTCTATAGCCGCCTCTACGGCTGCAACCGACGCTGTCAGGGTGACATCCGGGTTGGGGTTGGTGGCAACAAAGGTGCCCTGGATGCGGGTCTTGGACCCGGTGTCGCCGGATGGGGGCTTGGTTTCAGGCTGGCTCATCGTTCCCTCAAAAGTTGCCGGCGGGCCGTCCCCTACGGTGCGTCGTTCGCAGAGCGCTTTTAGACCAGACGTCGAACCTGGACCGGCTCCCCCAGCGTACCCCATCCCCCGCAAAGACGCAAGCCACATTAGCACAACGCGTCGCACTCCCCGATCCAATCGCACGGGAAGGCCATGTACCCCGGCCCTTCCCGCTTGTAGTCATCCAGTGGGCACCACGCAGCAACAGGAGCGTCCTGGTTGCATTCTACCGCAGAGTCCTGGCAAGTCGCCGTATGCGAAGGGTGGATGCCAAACCAGAACTGCCGGTCTGACTCGCAGATGCCGCCGCGCCACAGGGCCAGCAGAAGGCCGCGCCGCTCACAGGTCAAGCAGCACCGCCTGTTCCCGCAGCCACGCCCGCCACGCCTTGAGCAGCGCGGCCCGTTGCGCCTTGGGGTCGGGGCAGTTGCCATGCGCGAGAGCGGCATAGTCATCCTCCCCGTCCAAATACACGACCCAATGACCGCCTACCCTGGCCTCCAGACGCCACCGCTCCCACAGCAGCGCGGCCTTGCCCCCCGACCACCGACGCCACCCCGTAACGCGCCTTGTGGCCTGCTCCACCTCCCCCGCTACCCACGCCCGGAGCGCCTCCTGGGCCGTCTGTCGCACCGCCTCGACCGCAACGCCGGGGTCCGTCGCGCCCGATGCGACGACGACAGCACCGCCCTCGACCCAGGTCACATCCCACCGGCACCCATACTGCCCGCTGCCGATGACCCGGAGTTCCCAGCCGCCGAGCATGGCGGTGTGGGTGATGCCGCTGACTTCCCAGGTCATAGCGCCTCACTCTTTTCAACCATAAACGGCAGGCGGGTGTTGCGGAGTTGCCGGATAAGCAGCCCGCTTTCCGACGGTGGATAGGGGATGTCTTTCCGTGGACGGGCGCGCCGCCCACCATCTTTGGTCGCATACCGCTCACGGTCCCAGGTGATGCGGGCAGCGGCATCCCGAGAGTGCGCCTCTTCCAAGTCCTGCCACCGCCCAACCAGCGGCGCCCAAGCCGGGTATACCGCCATCTCGTGGATGCGCTCGCGCCACTGGAGGCCGTGCTTGGCGGCCAGCGTGATCAGGTCGAGGCACCGGCATAGGTCGTACTGGTCATAGGGTGCGTCCATGTTGTGCTTGTACCTGTGCAAATCAACCAAGTCCTCGCTACCCAGCATGTGATAGCAAAGACTCTCGCTCGAAATGCCGCAGTCTCCGCTTCGGTGCCATCTCAGCACCCATTGTGGCAGGCCCATGTTGCTCTCCGTCCCCACCCTTACCCCACCTCCCCCGCACGCGCAAGCCCCATTAGCAATCCTCCCCCCGTTTCGGCTTCGGCTCCCGCTCCCTCCCCCCTCGCCACAACGCCCCGCCCTGCCACCGATACGCCCGTCGGTCGCGTCGCAGCTCGTCGAGCAGCCGCAGCGCCCGCGCCCGGTCGCACCCAAGCAGCTCGGCGGCCTCGTCCACCCACAGCCCTCCCTCCCACTGGAGGGCAGCGGCGAGCACATCGCGGTCGGTTTCGCCGCATCCAAGGGCGCGAATCGAGTCGTCTTGGCAGCGGACGCCGACGAGGCGGGTGCGTGGGTCGGGACCGGGCTGGATGACGATTGGGGCCTTCATAGCTTGGGTTTAGCCGAGTTTGCCACTGCCCGCCAGTCCGGTTGGGACACATCTGGGACACATCCATGCTGCAACACAGCAAGTGTCCCAAAATGTGTCCCAGAATATCCAGCCTCAAACCGTTGCCATTTCACACTTGGGACACTTGGGACACTTGGGACACTTTAACAAGGTGGTATATAAAAAGTCTTACCCTCAAATAATGACGGTATGTCCGTAAGCCCATTAAGAATACGACCGCCACGCGCAAAATGTGTCCCAAGTGTCCTAAGTGTCCCAAGTGTAAAATGGCAACGGTTTGAGGCTGGATATTCTGGGACACATTTTGGG